GGCTATGAAATGCCTTCTGAAGAACTTATGGCTAAATTAAAAGAATTTAATAAAAGTTACACTAAAGGCAATTATAAAAATAAAACATCAACACGTAATAGAAAAGAACGAGATAGTTTAATAAATAGTTTAACTGATCAAGAAGCTTTAGCATTAGCTATTTTAACTGAAACTTACGCTTCAAAGACAGGGTTATCTCCAATGCAAAAAATTGGAGATGTTATAATGAACAGAGTAAACGATAAACAATTTGATTTTAAAATTTCTAATACGATTAAAGAAGCATTACTACATAGATCATCTAGGGGGACAGGCAGTAAAATGACTGAAATAGATGGTTTAGAACCTATGTATTTACAAGCAAGAATATCAGAAATTTTATCTGGAAATAACCCAGATGCAATGGGTAAGGTACTTTCAGCTGCAGCAAACACTTTAGATACTGAACCTGATTTAGAAAAATACAGATTACCTTCACATATATTATTTTATGCAAAACCTAGCCAATCTGGGTCTTCATTTCACGATGAAAATCCTTATCTAGAACCTTTGCTAGATGATGAAGGACACATATTTTATGGGCGATTTCATGGTGTTGAAACCATGGGGGATACAACTTATAAAGACAAAGAAGGAAATTTTCAAACTATGGAAACACCTAAAGCGTTTGGTAGTTCAAGAATTGACCCTGATTTTGTTAATGCTTATAAACGTAAAGTCGCACCATAAATTAACTGTCAGCTACCTATACACTAACGTATAGCCCTGATATAACCGAAGCAGCCACCCACAGCCATGTGGCACTGTAAAGAAGGAGAAAATAATGGCAAAAAAAGTACGAGGAGCGAGATCCAACAAACCAAATGATTCTTTTGGTACAGTAAATGACAAGTCTTTATACAGAGGGCAATATCGTGAAGATGTTTGGGCTGATGATGAAGACAATAGTACAGACGAAGTTCAACAGGAAGCAAAAGAAGAAACTTCTAAAGTTGTAGAAACAGAAGAAACTAGTGAAAGTTTTGTAGAAACAGAAAAGCCTGTTGCTACAGCAAATCATGATTACAAAAAACGTTATGATGATTTAAAACGACACTATGATCAAAAGTTGAAAGAACATGCAGAAGAAAAGAAAAAACTAGATGAAGCTATGCAAGTGGCACAAGATTCTGGTATTAGTCTTCCAAAAAGTCCTGAAGAACTAGACGAGTTTAAAACTCAATATCCTGACGTATACGATGTTGTTCAGACAATTGCAACTATGCAAGCTGAAAAACAAGCAAAGGAATTAAAGTCTGAACTTGAAGTTATTAAGAGCCGAGAGAAAAATTTAAAAGTGCAAAGTGCTTATACCGAACTTTTAAATTTACATCCTGACTTTAATAAGATTAGAAAGGATGAAAAGTTTTTAAATTGGTTAGAAGAACAACCAAAGTCTATATCAGACGGAATATTTAAAAATAATACAGATGCTAAATTAGCATCACGTGTTGTTGATTTATATAAAGTAGATATGGGCATATCAAAAAAGGTTGAGTCCTCTCAAAAAAGTTTATCGGCAATTGCTGTTAAATCTCAAAAAGCAAGAGATATAACTTCACAAGGGTCTGATAAAAAAGTTTGGAGGGCATCTGAAATTGCTAAGTTAAAATCTTGGGAATTTGAAAAGGTAGAAGCTGAAATTGATAAAGCACGAGCAGAAGGAAGAATAGATCTTGCATCGTAATAATTTAATTTTAACAACTTTTAAGGAGAAAAGCGATGGCTTTTGACACAGCTGCAGGTTATGCAAACCTGCCTAGTGGTAATTTTACACCGTCTATTTTTAGCCAAAAAGTTCTTAAATTCTTTCGCAGAGCATCGGTTGTAGAAGATATAACTAATACAGACTATGCTGGTGAAATTGAGAACTTTGGCGACACGGTTAATATTATCAAAGAACCAACAATTACAGTATCCTCATACACAAGAGGTTCTGTAGTTAATACTCAAGACTTGGCAGATGACCAGATCACTATGGTCGTTGACCAAGCAAACGCATTTGCGTTTAAGATTGACGATATTGAAGAGCGTCAGTCACACGTTAACTTTGAAGCATTAGCAACATCATCTGGTGCATACTCTCTCAAGAGAAAGTATGATGCAAATGTTTTAGATCTAATGGCAACTAATGCAGGTTTAACTGGTGAATCAGGTGCAACCACAAAACAAATTTCAGGTATCGGAACATTAGGTTCTGCTCTTGACATTGGTGGTGCAACTACTCCGGGAGATACTGCTGTAAATACAATGCTTATAATGGCGAGTTCATTAGACGATCAATCTGTTCCAGAAGAAAACAGATGGTTTGTTGCTCCACCATTATTCTATAAGCATCTATTCTCAGCAGGTGCAAAATTTGCCGAAGTTCAGGTAACAGGCGATCAGACATCACCATTAAGAAATGGTCTTGTGTCTCTTGGTAACATTGCAGGATTTTCATGCTACAAGACTACAGCATTAAATTCAACTGCAGGTACTGATGAGGTAACAGTATCAGGTCTTGCTACTGATGGTTCTGAAAACATCCTATTAGCTGGACATATGTCTTCAACTGCTACTGCATCTCATATTGCAAAGACTGAAGTAGTTCGATCAACAGAAAGTTTCTCTGACGTAGTTAGAGGTCTTCATGTGTTTGGTCGAAAGGTACTCAGACCTGAAGCAATGTGTCGTGCTGTTGTTAGCTTAGATTAAGGGAGGTAGAATATGACTACATATGATCACACCATACCGGGTGGTGGAACAGTTGGACACCCCGGAAATGCCCCAAGACCGTACATGGTTCAATCAAGAATCTTTGATGCGGCTGACCAAAATCTATCAGCTAATGACATCGTACAGATGATTGATGTTCCTGATAACACAATTGTTATCGGAGGATGTCTCGATGTTTTAGAAGCAGGTGGATCAGGGTTAACCTACGATGTGGGTCTTAGTACCGACATTGATGCTTTTGCTGACGGAGTAGACGGCAATGCTGATGCAATATACCAGTTTAATTTAAAAGCAGCTGGTATTAACACAGTTATTGCGGCTGATGCTATTCAAGTTAAAGCTCTAGGTGCAGGAGTAACTGCAGGTAGATTTAGGGTTATTGCTATCCTTTGTGATATTGGCACAGGACCTAAACAAACTGCTAGTGTTACAACTGGTACTTAATAACATTAATTATGAGGGGCAGGGCAACTTGCCCCTTCTATTATGATTTGGGTTCTTCTAGTTTTTTTATCTGGCACAGTCCAAGATAGTATTTATTTTGATAATTTAGATACGTGCTTAACGATTGCAGAAAAGATTAGAGAACAAAATTGGAATCAGTCTTTGGCAGGAGATAAAATTTGGGTCAAAGCTTACTGCGTTCCTCAGAAAGTCGAATGATGGCAAGAAAACCAGATAAACAACCACCACGAACAAAAAAATATTATCGATCTACCAAGTCTGGTGCAGGTATGACTAAAGCAGGTGTGTCGAAATACAGAAGAGATAACCCCGGAAGTAAACTTAAAACAGCCGTTACAGGTAAAGTTAAAAAGGGAAGTAAAGATGCTAAGCGTAGGAAATCATACTGTGCTAGATCTGCAGGACAGATGAAAAAGTTTCCTAAAGCAGCAAAAGACCCCAACAGCAGATTAAGACAAGCACGAAGGAGATGGAAATGCTAAAAAAAGCACCAAATAAAGGCGTAAAAAAATTACCAACAGCAGTTAGAAATAAAATGGGATTTATGAAAAAAGGTGGTAAAGTAAAACCTGCAATGAAATACGGAGGAGGTCTTAAAAGTGGCATCAAAAAAATCAAAAAAAAGTAAAGGTGCAACTCCAAAAAATAAAGCCTTATACGCAAGAGTAAAAGCAGAAGCAAAACGTAAATTTAAAGTATACCCATCTGCATATGCAAACGCATGGTTAGTGCGTACATATAAGAAAAGGGGTGGAACTTACGCATAATGGCTAAACCCAAAGGTGGACTAACTAAATGGTTCAAAGAAGATTGGCGAGATGTTAAAACTGGTAAGAAGTGTGGCAGATCTGGTAAGGAGAAGAAATCTAGACCGTATC